TTACTTGGCTGGTCAAGCCGATTCTGGTGTTAAGGATTGGTTTGGCTGGCAACAACAAAAGCTAATGGGAGTTGATCTGGCTTATCAGATCGCTTCCCATCATGCTGATAAATTAACACCAGATGAAATTACCCAATTTGTTAAAAAACTCAATAATTCTATTTTTGAGCATTTAATTAAGCCAAAATGAAAACTACATTCAAATTTGAGGGATTCCAAGAATTTGAAGAATTGATAGACAAAATCCAAGACGATTTTGGCCCTAAAGATGCTACAAACATTTTGCGTAATGGCGCAAGAAAATCAATGACCCCTGTTTTGGCAACCGCAAAAGAATTGGTGCGTAAAGATACTGGACAGTTGGCGGCAACCCTTCAAATTGAAGCTAGAAAGCCTACAAATAAAGATAAGCACTCAAGGTATGTAAGTCCTAGTGAAATTATGATGGCTAGGGTTTCTGTAGCTCCTGGCAGTAAATTCCATCCAAAGGCTTTCCATAATCTACATAGCAAAAAAGGTTCAATTAAACAATTTGCTGTAATGGATGCTAGAACGATTGTTAATGAATTTGGTACTGCTAAAATGCCAGCAAAGCCTTATTTGCGCCCAGCTTTAGAAACTAATATACCAGCAATATTATCGTCATTAAGCAATGATTTTGGTGGAGCATTAGAAAAATATAGATCAAAACACATGAAGGAAACAAAATGAACCAATTTGCAAATGCTTTAGGCAAGAAATTTATTGAAAACCAAGATTTAGTTCGTACTCGTTCATTTGAATTAGGCGGGCATACTTTTCAAATTAAAGTGCCAACTACATTAGAATTTGAAGCCATTTTGGAAAGAATTAAAACAGTTAATGAAGAATTAATTGAAAAATATTATCAAGATTTGGCAAACCCATTTATTGAAAATAAAGAAAAATTTATAGATGAAGGTGTTGAGTTTCAAGATAATGATGTATTAATTAAAGGTAGATCATTAAAAGAAACCGCTAAAAATAAAGCAATTACTGAAAATCGTATTACGGAAATGTTTAAATTAATTGTGCCAGAAGATAAAACTTTTGACATGAATACTATTACATATTCAATGGTTGAAGAATTATTCCCATTTTCTATTCAATTAGAAGTGGTAGATTCCATCACTAAAACCATTAGCCCAAGTTACGAATCCGCAAAGGGAAAGTAACTGGGTCAATCCGTAGGCAAACAAAGGCTTATATCCTTGCACACGGGTCTGACCCGAACCAAATAGACGAAGAAACATTTACCGACATTTGTGTTATGTACGCAGATGGGTTAATTGGTAATCGTGGAATATTGGAAGTATTAGGCACATTGACCGCTGGTCATTTTAATTCGTTATTGCCAAAAGGTAAGCCAAGTTATAAATTGCAAGATATAATACCCAAAGTGTATGGGTATATTTACCCGCCATTAACAGAACAAGATAAAAAGGATCAAGCTAATCAGCAATTATTAACATTTATGTTAATAAGTCCAAAAGTACCAGAAAGTCTGTTAAAAGGAAAATAAATGGCAAATATTGCGAATCTAGGCGTAAAAATGGGACTGGACACAGTCGATTTTACACAAGCCCTAGAAGCCGCCAAAAAATCCCTTGATAACTTTAAAGAAACCGCTACAGAATTATTATCAATAGCGGCCTTTACTGAAATGACTAAAAAGGCGTTGGAATATGCCGATACTATAGTTAAAACAGCAAACGCCAATGATGTAACTACCGCATCTGTTTTGGAATTGTCCAGGGCATTAGAGGAAAGCGGTGGCAATGCTGAAAATACATCTGCCATTTATTCTGGTTTTACTCAAAAAGTAGAATCTGCTGCTTTAGGTAGCGCAAAAGCACAAGAAGCATTTGCAAGAGTTGGCGTATCTTTAAAAGACTTGGCAACCCTATCTTCACAAGAATTATTTGAAAAAACCATTTCTGGACTGGCAAACATTAAGGATGCCGCAGAACGCAATGGTTTGGCTTTCCAGACTTTAGGCCGTCAGATTCGTGGTACAGACATTGTTGGCTTAAATGAGCATTTGCAAGAAGCCAAAGGCACAATGAATCAATATGCCGCTTCTGTAGAACAAGCGCATGAATTAAGCCTTAAATTGGCTAAAGATTCCAAAGATATTGGATTGGAATTTACCAAATCCGTTATTCCAGCTTTAGATATATTTTATGAAGATTTGCACAAATTAGCCAATCCAATAAAAGGATTAATTCAATTATTTGGTGTTTTTGTTGATGTTTTAGCGGTTACTTTTCACACCGCAGAACAAGGGATTGTTCAACTTGCAGACATAACAACAACCGTAGGACTTGTTATTGCTGATACTCTTTCTGGCGATATTACAAAAGCTAAAAAAGATTGGAAAGCTGGACTTGATGAAATGGGTTCGGATTACGCAAAGTATGAAGAATCTTTACAAAAGTTAATGCACCCAGAAAAGGCAAAAGAAAAATCAGATGAGCCAGCAAAAAGAACAGTTACATTTGCTGGCGAAAAACAGTTATTACAAGCGCAAGATTTATCTAAAGAGTATGCAAGGCAAGCGGCTATTCAGTTTCAATTATTGACTGCTAAAGAATCAGAAACACAGCTTACTAAAAATCAAAAAGATTATGTAGCTGAAATTACCAAAGTTTTGGCAGAAATGCAAAAGGCTTTGGACAATGTGGACAAAAAGATTGCCACAACTGATCCATCAACTGCCGCTGGTCAAGCAACAATTAAAATGCTTAAAGCGCAAAAAGATCAAATTATTGATACTGCACAAGTCTATGTTGAAAAGACTGAGCAAGAAGTATTAGCAACTCAGGCCTTTCAACAATCATTTAGCTATGGTTGGCAAAAAGCATACGAACAATATGTAGAAAATTCTGATAATGCCGCACAACAAGCAGAAAAAATGTTTAGTGCAATTACCAATACTATGACTAATGCACTAGATCAATTTGTTCAAACTGGTAAATTAAACTTTGGAGATTTGGCAAAAAGCATTATTAATGATATGCTTAAAATTGAATTGCAAGCCCAAGAAATGACTTTATTTAAAGCAATAAAAGGTGGAATTACTGGATTGCTTGGCGGTGGGTCTGATGCGTTATCAATTCCTACGGAAGCGTGGAGCGAAGGTACATTTGCATCTGGCGGTACTTTTGCTGGTGGCACACCAATGTTAGTAGGCGAGAATGGACCAGAGTTAATGGTTCCGCAAACAGGTGGTACAGTTATTCCAAATAATAAATTGGCTGATGTCATGGGTGGCGGCCAAGGTGGCGGCATTACTTACAATGGCCCATATATTGCAAGTATGTCTGCTATTGATACTCAATCAGCTACACAATTCTTAGCGGCAAATCAAAATGCGGTTTGGGGCGCATATCAAAATGCCCAGCGTGGACTGCCACAAACAAGGTAATTTATGACAGCTACACTTAATACAATTCTTGCTATTTCTGAACAAGTTACTATTGCAGATCAAAGACTTGTTGGTCAAGTGATTAGTCGCAATCAACGACTTTCCACTAGCGAAATTATTTCTGTTGTCCCATTCCAATTTACTTTTAAGCCAAATAACTATTTGTTATATAGTCAAAATAGAGCATTGTTGGCTAATTTGCGCCAATATGATAAATCGCTTACCCAATATTTAAACTTTGGCTCTACTGGTTGGCTTAATTACATTGCCTATCAAGGTCAATTAACACCAACTCAAATTGCAGCTTGCACATTTAGTACAAGTTCTGCGGCACAAAATTTAATTCTTACTGGAGTACCAACCGCTAATCCTACATATAATGCTGTTGTCGTTGGCGATTTTATACAGGCTGGGCAATACACTTATATTGCAACTGCAACGGTGCAATGTGGCTCAACTGGAACAATTACTATTCCAGTTCACCGCAATTTAATTGATGGGCCATTAACATCTGGAATTGCCGCAGTTATTGGACAATATGGCACAACTCAAGCAATGGGTGGCAATACATATACTGGCGTTACATTCCCAGTAATCTTGCAACAATATCCAACCTATACATTGATTCCAATGACCAATGATTCTTTTATATCTTGGACTGGCCCATTTAAGGCTTTTGAAGCTGTACTATGACAACACCAATAGTACCAATACAAGACACAAACAATATTCGATATGCGGATTTTGTTCGTATTGTTACTCCTGTGCAAACTTTTATGTTTGCTAATACATCATCTTCTATTACGGTTTCAGCCATTAGCAGTATGCCGTTTGACGGTCTTGGACAATTAGTGAGCATTGGAAAAGTTCAAAGGGATATTAAATCAACAGCCAATCAAACCACCATCAGCATTAATGGAATTGATGCAGCTATGCTTGGATTGGTTCTTAGCCAAGAATTTAAAGGCGCACAAATTACGATGTGGAAGGGATTTTTCGACACATCTGGCAATCTAATAACTACTGGCGGCACAGGTGGTTTGTATCAATATTTTTATGGGTTTGTTAATACTTTTGCCATCAATGAACAATGGATGGAAGAAGCTAGGATGTATGTTGGCACAATTACAGTTAGTGCCGCAAACATTCAAATGATTTTGCAGAATCGTATTGTTGGTAGATTTACCAATGATTCAAGTTGGGAATATTACACACCAGGCGATACTTCAATGAATAGAGTGTCTGCTATTTCAACCATTTATTATGCCTTTGGTGCGGCAACGGGTGTCATATGAACTTTTTACAAGTAATCGTAGGAGTAGCTTTATTTGCTGTAGGCATGGTTATTCCTGGTGGGCAAATTGCCGCCTCTATGGTGGTAATGGGTTTAACCATGACGGCTTCGGCAGTCATATCCAAACTACTTGGCCCACAACAACCCAATGTACCAACACAGTTGCCAACGGGTTCTAATTTACAAGTTCAACCAGGGACAAGCAATAAGTTGCCAGTTGTATATGGTAATTGCTATGTTGGCGGCACGATTACCGATATATCCATTACAAACGACAATCAAAATCTTTATTATGTTTTGTCATTATGTGAGGTAACTAATAATGGCGCAGATACCATTAACTTTGGTAATGTTATTTACGGTGGTCGTTTTTGCCTATTTTCTGGGTATTCATATAACAGTATTGGCATTACTGTTTCTAGTATATCTGGCAATCAGATAATCTATACAGGAACGCCAAGCATCACAATTGAAGCTGGTACATCATTAACATTTAATAATGGCTCTAGCGCAATTGTTTATTTTGTTAGCGGTATTAATCCAACCACTAAAGTAATTGAATTTACTATTGCGATTGACCCAACTGTATCAACTGGCGCAACAATTTATGAATTTATTAATGGTAATAATCCATTAGTTGTTGGATTACAGGATTTATCAACTGGTGTAATTAATACTAGCATTAACGGCTATATCAATATTTATTTATATAGCAATGGATCAAATAGCCCATATAACAGCACTCAATCTGCTATTAGCGTAATGCAAGCTAGTGGATTGGCTTACCAATGGGATTCTAGTAAGTTGATGACCAATTGTGCGTTTGCCATTGTGCATCTTACTTATAATTCAAATAAAGGCATTACTGGAATTTCTCAAACTCAATTCCAAGTAATCAATTCAAGAAGCGCACCTGGCGATGTGATTTATGACTATCTAACCAATACCGTTTATGGTGGCGCAGTTCCAACATCACAAGTTGATACTGCCAGCCTTGCCACCTTAAATGCCTATTGCGCCCAAACCATTACATTTAACAACTTTTTAGGTGTTCCATTAACCCAGCCTAGATTTACATTTAACGGGGTAATTGATACAACAAAAAATGTCATGCAAAATTTACAAGATATGACAAACTGTTGCGATTGCTTGCTTACATTTAATCAAATTTATGGTTATTGGTCGGTTATCACTCAATCACCAACTTATACAGTTGCAATGGATATTGATGATTCCAATATGGTTTCAACTCTCAATATCTCAACAATGGATATTAGTAATACATACAACATTGCTTCATGCCAGTTCCCAGACATTACTTTATTTAGTTCATTTAATACCAGCACAATCAATCTAAACTTGGTTGACCCAGCATTGCTTTATCCTAATGAGCCAGCCAATAGTCAAACTATCCAATTGCCATTGGTGAATAATGATGTTCAAGCCCAATTGCTTGCAACTCGTTTCTTAAAAGCCGCCAGACTTGATTTAATGGTGCAATGTACCGTAAATTATATTGGCTTGGAGTTGGAAGCGGGTGATGTTGTAACACTTACAAACGCCAATTATGGCTGGGTTGCCAAGTTAATGCGAGTATTCAAGGTAGAGCAAAACTTTGCTCAAGATGGCACTATTACAATTTCATTGAATTTGCAATCTTATGACCCTACTGTATTTAATGATGCGTCTATAACGCAATATAGTCCTCAACCAAATAGCGGTTTGCCAAGCTCCAATAGTTTTGGAATAGTTCCAGCACCAACTGTCATTAGTAATCTAGCCACTTTACCAATCCCTACCATTGGGATTCAAGTTACCACTAGCACAAACGGCATTACTCAATATGCAGAAGTATGGTATTCGGCCTATTCTAATCCATCTCCAAGTCAAATGATCTTGGCTGGCACAACAGCCGTGCAACCTGCTGGAGTGCCTTATGGTCAAAGCGTGGTGATGCCCACCGTGTATTTGACTGGTATTCCTGCTGGCAACTGGTATTTCTTCAGCAGAATGGTTAATTCGTTGACCAAATCAGCTTATAGCCCAGCATCATCGGTTTTAAGCTGGCGGCCAATGACATTCCAGTATTCTCAAAGATACTTAAGTGTGGCCTATGCAACTAGCGCAACTGGTACAGGGTTTACTTCTAACCCTAGAGGAATGACCTATTTTGGGCTTTTAAGCACTTCTGCGGCAGTATTTGATACTAACCCATCAGATTACACTTGGTATGCCGCAAGCCCTGTATTTGGTAGTTCTGGCACATTGAATTATTTACTATTCTGCAATCGTGGTAATGACCTAATGAGCTTTGCCACAGGTAATGCGGCTTTATCTGCTGGTTCTGCATTGTTTGTGCCAACTGATCCTAATTATGATCCTACTATTTGGCAAGGTTTAGAAGATGGTTATAACATTATTGATCTTAATGCCCGTACTGGTCAGCTTATTCAAACAGGAACAACTACAGTAGGCACAGGCGAGATTGCTGTTACCAATAATCCACAAGGTCAAGTAATTGCATCATTAGCGCAATTATTAACATTCCCAGGCGGTGCGGCAACTTATACATCTAGCGTGGCCACCTTAACTGTAGATACTTATGGTCGTGTAGTAGGCTTTACTGCTCCCGACACTTTCTATTACACAATGACAGCATTTACAGCGTCTAGCGGTCAAACTGTATTTAGCGTGACCAGAGGAACAGAATATTTATCTGGTAACTGTCTAGTATTCCAAAACGGTTGTTTGCTTGATACCAGTCAATACACGGATACTGGCGGCTCAACTGGCACAGTAACTTTAGCAGTTGGAGCACATCTTAACGATATTGTTACTATTATTTCTATGGCATCCGTTACAGTTGCAACTAGCACAACCTATAATAGTTTTAGTCGCAATTCAGCAACATTAACTTCTACTGGTTCTTATACCGCATCAGGATTTACCCTAGTAAGTGGTAATGAGTTGTTATTCCTAAATGGCACAGTAATCAATGCTCAAGATTATAATATTGTTGGTCAAACTATTAGTTTTGTTAATTCTGTAAGTGGTGATTTACAGATTATTCAATGGACTAATAATAATCAAGGTCAGCCTAATGGTAATCCATCCAATACTGATACTTATACAATCATTGGACAAGCACTTTATTCATTTACTTATAATCCAAATGCATTTAATCTATATAATAATGGGGTATTATTATTGGAAACTGTAGATTATTCTGTAACAACTGGTAGCTATACATTGGCACAAACGCCAACTAGCAACCTTAATATTTTAGTGGAACAATCTTTTAATAGAACAGGGGCAGTATGACACAGGCACTTAACTTAGCCAATTTTGCTAATAATCTTAATACTTCTGGTCAAACAAGCAATTCTGGATTACAGAATAGCTCTGTAACTGTAACTGCTGGCACAGGCTTAACTGGCGGTGGTGCGGTAGCGTTGGGTGGCTCAACAACACTTACTAATGCTGGAGTTACTTCTATTGTTGCTGGAACTGGTATTTCGGTATCAGGATCAACTGGTGCAGTAACAGTAACTAGCACAGTTACATCACTTCAATTTGGTGGGCAAGTCTTTACATCACCTGGAACATTTACTATTCCTACTGGAGTTACTGCACTAAAAGTTACGGTAGTTGGTGGAGGTGGTAGTGGTGCTGGGTATGCAGGTTGTTGTGCATATTATAATGGAAATTCTGGCGGCACTTCTTCTGTTTCTTCTGGTACACAAAGTATTTCTACTATTTCTGCTACAGGTGGTTCTGGTGGTAGTGCAAGTAGAACTCCTGGAAATGGTGGTAGTGGTAGTGGCGGAGATGCTAATATTACTGGTAGTGACGGGCTATTTGGAGGTTCCAGTATATATGGTGGTTCTGCTGGTACAAATACAGCAGGTAAAAATTATGGTGGCGGCAGTACCAGTTCAGATTCACGATATTGTGGTGGTGGTGGCGGTGCGGCTATTAAGTATTTAACTGGACTAACCCCTGGAAACACATTAACAGTTACTAGAGGTGCTGGTGGTGCCGCACCTTCTAGTGGTACTGCTGGTGCTAATGGTGTAGTTATAATTGAATGGTAACAGGATAAATTAAAATGCAAGCACTTATTTCCCCAAACGAAGCACCTATTACTTATATTGCTTCTTATACAACAGCAACTCCCCCACAACCAATTTATGCAACTTATCCTAATAGTTGTAGAGTGGCACAAGTTGAACCTGATGCTGATATTTTTCCAGTAGCAGAGCCATTATTTTGGACTGCTTGTGCTGACAATGTTGTCGCTGACCAGTTTTACTATGATACAGTAAACAAAGTGATTAACCCTATTGTTTATGCACCAGCACCACCTAAAACTGCGGCACCTGACCAACCAGCAACAACAGGCACAGTAACAGCATGACAACAGTTGCAACCCTAGCCCATAATTTTACTTATGCTGGTGCTATTTTAAATGTATACCACGCTAATAAAGGCGAAGGAATACCAAGTCATTCTCATGCTTATACTCATGCAACTATTTGTAATGCTGGTTCTTGTTTAGTAAGCCTTGAAGGTCGTAGCTACACAATTAATAAAGATAGCCAACCTTTGAACCTCCCTGCTGGTGAATGGCATGAAATTGAAGCATTGGAAGATGGAACAGTATTTGTAAATGTATTTGCTGAAGGAAAAAATTAAGTTAAAATAAGACATGATTTAAAGCCGCCTGTGAGGGCATAGGGGCTATATCGAGAATTGGATTAATTATGGCTATGTTTTCTCAGAATACTATTACACAAGTTTCAGGATTTGATTCGCCCTGTATTGCTGGTGAATTGGTTTGGGAACAACAAACTTATTGGAATTTAGACATCGTAGGCTCTGATGGTGTAACGCCATTAGATTTAACATCTGCCACGATTGATGCACAAATCATTCGTAGAACCGTTACAAATCTTCAAGATTCACGATATGGCTTATCGTTTGATATTGGTGATTACAGCCCAACTCCAACGCCTATTAGCCTTACTATTACAAATGAAGTTGCCGCACAAGGCAAATTTACCCTAGTTATTAATGATTCAACTTGGGGGCTAATGGCTGATGATCCAGAATTAGATATTGGCGCACAAGATTGCGTAGCCTATTCTGGTCGTATCAAGATTAGTTTTCCCGCATCAGGATCAAACCCCGCAAATGATTACATCATCTTCCTACTTTTTCTGATCCGTTCTGATGGCATCGTGGTGGAGTAATCATGGGCATAAAAGTTAATGTAACGGATCAAAATAATGTGTCCGTAACTGTAGTGCCACAAGCACGGCAGACAGTTAAGGTTACAACTCCACCTAATCAAACGATTAAGATTGATCGTGGATTGATTGGCCCACAGGGCATCAGCGGGTACTCTGGCTATAGTGGTTATTCTGGAATGTCGGGTGCATCTACATCTGGCTATAGTGGATATTCGGGATATAGCGGCTTTAGTGGCATTTCTGGCTATTCAGGTATATCTGGGTATTCTGGAAGCGGTATAAGCGGTTTTAGTGGCTTTTCGGGTTATTCTGGATCAGGAACAAGTGGCTATAGCGGCTATAGTGGCTTTTCTGGACAGTCTGGAGCATCTACATCAGGATATTCTGGATATAGTGGAATAAGCGGGTTTTCTGGCTATTCTGGAATTTCTGGCTATAGCGGAAAATCAGGCTTTTCTGGTTACTCTGGTCAGCAAGGCACTTCTATTAATATTATTGGCACAGTAGCAACACCAGCCAATCTTCCGCCAACAGGCAATCTTAATGATGCTTATATTGTTTCTTCCAATGGCGATTTATATGTTTGGGAAGGATCAAGCTGGGTTAATGTCGGGCAAATTGTTGGCCCACCCGGACAAAGCGGAATAAGTGGTTATTCAGGATATTCGGGAATATCAGGATTTAGCGGTTATAGCGGTGCAGTAGGTACAAGCGGTTATTCAGGAATTAATGGAGCATCTGGCTATAGCGGTATTTCTGGCTATAGTGGTTTTAGCGGCATCAGCGGATACAGCGGTGCAATAGGTCAATCTGGTGCAAGCGGCTATTCAGGATTTAGCGGCATCAGCGGAACTAATGGTGCTTCTGGATTCTCAGGAATTAGTGGATATAGCGGCTACTCTGGAAGTGGTGTATCAGGATATTCTGGATTTTCTGGTTACTCTGGATCAGGTGTATCTGGTTATAGTGGATATAGCGGAAGCGGTGTAAGTGGCTATAGCGGCTATTCA